CTCACCAAAGAGGAATTAAAAACGGTCATTCAGTCAATAGAATGTTTTATTGACCCTAAAAAACCTCGATGGGCAAAAGATGAAGCGGAGGATGTTGATATTATTTTGCTTTTAAATAAATTCAAGGATAGATTTTACGGAATATAAAGAGGTCGCACGTTCAAATCGTGCTACGCCGACCAACGATCAATTTTGTGTCGATGACCGAAAGGCTAGGTGATGGTTTGCAAAACCATTTATGTCAGTTCGATTCTGACTCGACACTCCAACATCGGGGGGATTAGCTCAGCTGGTAGAGCGCAACGTTTGCAACGTTGAAGTCATCAGTTCAAATCTGATATCCTCCACCAAAAAAAACTTGACATTGAAGTCAAAAGTTGTTATAATTATATTATAGATAAACTATTAAAAGGAGAAAAGATAAAGATGTTTGTAACTGAAAAAACCGAAGAACAAGAAATTGAATATCAAAAACAAGTAAAAAAGATGACCGCAGAAGCTTTGGCAAAATCTCACGATGAACCTGCGGAAGAATTACCACCACCAAGATTTGCAACTGATGAAGAGTCAGGTTTTATAGATAAAACAAGACACGACTATACTATCGAATTATTATATCACTTTAATTGTGGCAGTTGTCAGGGTTGGTGGAGTTATGCTACAACGCCAGGACAACCAATTGTTGACCAATCATCAAACTTAATAGTTGGTGATAAGATAACATTGAGCAATGAGATTGAAATTCATTGTCCTCATTGTGGTCATTTTAAATCAGCTAAAATCAAAGACGGTTTTTTTGAGGCTACAGAAAACAGTATCAAATTTAAATAAACCAAAGGAATAATATGTCAGAAAAAGAAAACAAAGATGTGGAAGAAAAAATTCCACAACATATTTACGATGAAGCTTTGGCAGATGAAACAAGACAACGTATGAAAGAGTTAGACCAAATTGATATGTATAATGACCCCTACTTGAATTGGAGTGGTCATCGTTAATATAAAAAAATAACCTAAGCATTCCAAGTCGGTGGTGGTAGGTCAGAGGTAGGAGGAAGCTTCGTTGAGTGGACTTCTAGGGTAACATCCCCTTCAATGACTCTGAGGTAGGAATGTTATGTGAGTGAGTTGCAATTAAGTCCCTGTCATTTCAGGATGATAATCAATTGCATATACTGGAGCGGTGATGACGATTCGTGAGAAGTTCGCAGACCCAAAGTTCTAGATATCGAAGGCCAAGGACAAGCTCATGGTTATTTTTTTATATTTTTTTAATGTTTAATGAAGAGAAAAAAATGAGTGATAAAAAAAGATTACGTCAAGAAGAAGCAATTAAACGATTGACCCAAACAGTCGCTTCCCACGAAGCAAATACTGAATTGACAATTTCGATTATGGAAGACCACAATCTTTCTACGAACACTGCTGAAAAAGTTGAAAAGATTCGTCAGCGTAAATTACAATACGCAAAGGATACGATAGAGAATACAAAAAAACGAATGGTGTAAATGGAAAATACTAGAGTATATCAACCGTGGAGTGCTCCGCTATTACATTTTAATTTATCAGAAGATCAAATTGAAGATTTACTAAAAATAACTGATTTGATTTTATCAGATAAAAATAAAAAATCTTATAATGATAAGTTAGCGGGAGAGATAGAAAGTGAATGGGAAATTGAAGACCACGAAACCCTTTCAGATATACTTTGTGTTTCAGAATTATCAGATGAATATTTTGAAGTTTTTCATACTCAATGCAATTTCGATGTAGACTCTGGCGAAATTGATCAACCCCTTGCTATTTTTGCGATGAACTTACAAAAATCAGTTCTCGTTTCAGCTTGGTTTAATGACCAAAGAGACAATGAATACAATCCAATTCACAATCATACAGGAGTTCTTTCTGGTGTTCTCTATCTGAAAATCCCCGAATATTTGCCGTCAAGAAAAACCAAAGATACCGATGGTGCTATTTCTTTTATTGGAAATGAAACAGCAACAGAAAGTATAATGACTAATTCGACTCTGACCATTTCTCCAGAAAAAGGAGATCTTTTCCTTTTTCCATCTTCATTGAAACATCAAGTTTATCCTTTTCGTACTGCCGATGGAAACGGAATCCGTAGGTCAATGTCTTTTAATATAAAATAAGGAAAATAAAATGAAACTAATTGAATTAAAGTATAAGTTAGATCGAACCCCACAGAAACCAATCACCTTTGTTAAGTATTTTAAAACATGGAAGAGTTTGGATAAGTTTGTGCAATCCAGAGAAATCAAGGAGTATAAGGTAAAGGGGCAATCGTCCACGTTCAAAGAACAAATAATAAACTACACCTCTGTCTTATGGGAAAAGAATGAAACAACAAAAATGGTATAATAAAGATTGGAAATCATTAGATATGTTACTTCTATTGTCACTAGCTATATGCTCATCCTACTGGACATTGAACATATTTGGATTGGTGCCGTGGGTAGCTTTATGGTAGAAAATTTATTTAAAACGAAAACAAGTTTTGGAAAATACTTTGATGATCAACGCGATAGAATAGTTAAAGCGATGCAGAACAAGAATGCTCAGTTGTGGCAAGAGTGGAGAGAGAACTTTGATAAACGACAAAAGGATTTAGCACTTCTCCAAAAAATGAAACCGGCCAGTGCTAGAGAACAAGAAATTGTCAAACAAATGATAATAGAACAATTAAATTAATTATGAATATATTTTACTTAGATAAACGCCCAGACGATGCTGCGGAAATGCATTGTGATAAACATTGTGTGAAAATGATTCTGGAATATGCCCAGATGTTATCAACTGCTCATAGAGTACTTGATGGAGATAATGTTCCTGACATATTATATAAAGCAACTCACAAAAACCACCCTAGTACAATTTGGGTTCGTTCTTCTAAACAACATTATGATTGGTTGTTTAGATTGTTCAGAATGTTGAGTGCAGAATACTCTATACGATTCGGTTTAATAAATGATAGTCGTGATGTGTTCAAGGTTCACAAGACATGGGATAAACTTGGAAAGATTTTAGAGGTTGCACCTAAAAATATCAAAGACAATGGATGGGTAGACCCCCCACAATGTATGCCAGACCATTGTAAAGATGATGATGTGGTCAGAGCATATAGAAACTACTACATAAAAGAGAAGAGTAGTTTTGCTAAATGGAACTATTCTGGAAAACCAAAATGGATGACAACATAATATGAGTGAAGATATCAATGTTCAAATATATATCAATAAGAAAGAAATAATGTATTCACACCAGAATATAGTATCGGTCATCCATACATTTTTGCCTTATTTGACCAATCCAGATTTGGATGAATTGAATGATAAGTGCAAGTCTCTAATAGAACATAGACACGAACAAGAACAACAGTCTAAACTTGAATCTAAGAATATTCCCATTCAATCAAATCGGCATGATACTTAAATAAACTAGAAGGAATGAGCAATAGCGAAGTAGATATAATTGATCACATGGGAACTGATGCCTCAGTCGTTAATGCTGCCAGAGTAAGTTTTGGTAAGCGTATAAAAGAAATGTCTGAGGGTGATACTAAACTAATCAAGTATCTCGCACAACATAATCATTGGAGCCCATTTGGTCATGCATCATTACAGTTCAAAATCAAAGCACCAGTATTCGTTGCAAGACAACTGGTTAAACATACTGTAGGTTTATGCTGGAATGAAATCAGTAGACGCTACGTTGATGCATCACCAGAGTTTCATTCAGTAGATGAATGGAGAGGAAGACCGATTGACAAGAAACAAGGTTCAGATGGTGAAATAGATAAACAAGGAGAATGTAATTTTCTAAAACAACAAATAGAAAATCTAGCATTTAATAATTACGAGAAGTTGCTGGACGCAGGAGTTGCTCCAGAACAAGCACGCATGATTCTACCTCAATCAGCAATGACTGAGTGGTATTGGTCTGGAAGTTTATTTGCTTTCAGTCGGATATGTAATCTACGATGTGCTTCAGATGCACAATACGAAACACGTTTTGTTGCAAATTTAATCAACAAAGAATGTGCGAAATTGTTTCCTATCTCATGGATGGAACTCAGGAATACATAAATACTACTACATTCTTTAACCATTTAATGGAGGTTTTCATATGTTAGAAAAAGCAACAGGCTGGATTCGCAGTCTTACAGAAGCAGGTCTTGCGTTAGTCGCACTAGGCGTGGTTCTTCAAATTCTGTTCGGCGCAGCTGTTCCTTTCATTGGCATTGATGTCATTGGTTCAGTTACCGGAGTAGTCAAATCACTCGGAAGCGAAGGCCTAGTTGGTCTAGTCGCAGTATGGGTACTTTGGGGAATTTATACCAAGAAGTAAAAGACCCTGTGTGAAAATACAACTGTAGAATGGGAAGAGTGCTTGTAGTGCTTTTCCCATTTTTTTTTGTCTACTGAAAAGTGAAAGGTAAATATGAGAATCGAAGAAGATGTTAAATTAGATTTTGGAGATGTTTTAATTCGTCCCAAAAGGTCTACTTTGGTATCCAGAAAAAATGCTGTATTAGAAAGAAAGTTTACGTTTAAATATTCCAATGATATATGGACGGGCATCCCGATTGTAGCATCCAATATGGATCATACAGGAACGATAGCAATGTGTCATACTCTCATGAAACAGAAGATACTTACTGCTCTCTGTAAATTTGTTGAATCGAGTGAATGGGGTTGGAATGAGAATATAATGAGAACGGTTGGATTAGATGCCGATTTGGATTTCCATACACCAAAATGGATTTGTATTGATATCGCAAACGGATATACCGAAAGATTCTTTAATTATATAAATAAAGTTAGGGAGAAACATTCCAACGCAATTGTAGTTGCTGGTAATGTTTGTACCCCCGAAGCAACCGAACAAATCATTCTTGCAGGAGCCGATATAGTAAAACTGGGCATTGGGCCTGGGTCAGTTTGCATCACACGCAAAATGACAGGTGTTGGTTATCCTCAACTTTCTTGTATTATCGAATGTGCAGATGCGGCTCACGGATTAGGTGGGCACGCAATGAGCGATGGTGGATGTACCGTGCCAGGCGATATCGCTAAAGCCTTTGGTGCTGGTGCTGACTTTGTAATGTTAGGTGGAATGCTTGCAGGTCACGATGAATGTGAAGGAGAAGTTGAAAATGACACAATGACATTCTATGGTATGTCTTCAGAAGAAGCACAAGTGAAATATTATGGAGAGAAACAACCATATCGTGCTAGTGAAGGTAAAGCAGTTCAAGTTCCTTATCGTGGTAGAGTAGAAGATACCGTTGAGGAAATTCTTGGAGGATTGAGAAGTGCTTGCACATATGCCGGAGCAGAAACATTGAAGTCTCTACCAAAATGCACAACATTTGTAAAAGTAAATCGACAACTCAATGAAGTTTTCAGTAGTTAGGAACAAAACATATGCACAAATCAGTATTAATTTTTGTAATGATGATGACATTGATGTTCGTTGGATGCGAAACAGTAAGACAAGTTAAAGCAGGATGCTGGGGTTATTGGATTCACAATGAAGGCCATAAGAGAGGCACTAGGTTAGACAATCAAAATAACAATAGACCTATGAGACAATGTGTGGATGAGAATTTTCCCCACCAAGATACTGAAAAAAGACCATACGGTTAAAGTAACAATTTAGATGTAGAAATACAGATTAGAGTAAAAATGTACAAGTCAATAATATTCGTTATGATATTATTATTATTCACAGGGTGTACAATAAACATGGCTCCAACACAAGAACTGGTGGAGAAAAAAATTCCTGCTCAAATAGAGTTGAAACAATACAAACTTTGGCCGCATGTAAAGAAGGAATATTGGTATGCAAAATATTTTCTCACTATGGCCATGAATCCTAATGTACAACGAATGTTGACACCAGAACAAGTATTTGCTGTAGTCAAATGTACCGTAGATGGATTTGAAAGAGACTATGATTATGAACAGTTTTTGGAAAAGATTGGAGACAATTTGAGGCTTTCACCACAGATGAACAAATACGTTTACGATACTTCATTAGTATGTTCACAAGAAGTACAACGTAAAATGAAAGAAGAACAAAGTAAAAAACCATTAACTTTAAAAGAGACTATTTAAATTATAATAAGGGAATTGATGCCTATAGAAATTAAGATAAATGAAGATGACTATATACTTTATGAGATATTATGCGATTACTGCGATAAGGAATATGTCATTAAATATAAAATGAAAGATGAAAAGCCTAAACAGGCTATTGAATGTTGTCCTTTCTGCAGTAATCTGATTGAAGAACCTGCAGAGAGTATTATACATGATGAAGAAACTGGCTGGGATTGATTATTCACTAACATCACCGGCAATATGCGTATGGAAAGAAACAAATGATAATAGACACTTTAGTTTTGATATGTGTGATGTATATTATTTGGAAACTGCACAACGACTCAAACGGGCCACCCAACATGAGATTTTAAATTTGCACGCAGAGACATATCCAGAATGGGAAACAGAGGAACAAAGACATGATCTACTTTCAGATTGGACTATGAGTAAAATTGGTGGATGTCAAGTATTCATAGAGGGATATGCATTTGCTACTTCTGGCAAATCTTATGTTCGTTCTGTTGCAGAAAATTCTGGATTACTCAAACATAAAATGTATAAAGCAAACCAGACCTTCACATCAATACCACCCACAGTTATTAAAAAATATGCCACAGGGAAGGGTAATGCGAACAAGGAATTAATGTGTGACGCATTTTATGAGGAATCTAATACACCATCAGACCTTCAGAAAACCCTTAGACCAAAATCAAATAAACTAACGAATCCTACAACTGATATTGTAGATTCTTATTGGATATGTAAATACGGCTGGAGAGAGCTTCTTGCATAGGGACAACTTTCATCAACTCTTTGAAATTATGAATCAAAATACTCAAAGAAAGAGACAAAAGAGAGAGTGGTATCATAGAAATAAAGAAGCAGTTCTAGAACAACAAAAGAATAGTAAGAAGAAAAGAAAAAATCAGAAAGAGTGGTATGAGAAAAATAAAAAATTGTGTATAGCTAGGGCCAAACGGTGGAATGAAGACAATCCTTCAGCAAGGAAGCTAATAATGGAAAGACATAAAACCAAAAATAACCCAAAAGGAGTATGGTCAGATGGAACTTGAACTTGATAATGATACAAGGAAAATGAGAATAATTAATTATCTAGATTATATGGATGATAAGGCACTACAAGAAATAGCTGCAGCTTTATATAATTTGTCTAAACGAAGACAAGAAATTAGTAACAAAAAACAAATGGAGCAGGTGAATGAGTCAGGAAAATAAATATGAGAAGCTGCCAAATAGTATGTATCCAAAGGTTAGACAACAAGTGACGGACAGAATAGCAACATTTGAAAAGGTTATCGAAGAACATGCTGCCGCACAAAAGGAAGCTCTAAAAATGGTGTATGAACAACTTGAAGAAGCTAAAAACGATTTGAAATATCTAGATGAAGTTAATTGAGAATGAAATCGAAAAAAATAATATACGTTGATGTTGATGGAACAATATGTGACACTCCATTTCAACATAAGATTGATGAGGCATCACAATA